GGATGACCCCAAAGGCGCAAAGTTACGAGCTGAGCAAGAGCAGCGTAATTTGCCTTCAGAGGGGCCATTTGTCCTCGACACCGACTCTTGGAACAAACTGGCTATTAAATACATCTTCAAGAAGGCCGCTGAAGAAGGCTACGACGGCGTAAGCTTTGCGCCAGCAGACGCGCACATTGATCGCTGGGGCGACAAAGGCTTGCGGGTTCAATACGATGAAAACATACCAAGGGCCATCGATAAGGTTTTCGGCAAAGCGCCCATTATCCCGTCCAACCGACCAGAAACAATGGAGGTGGACGGTTACGAATCCCAGATTTACCACCTAGACAACCTGACGCGGGACGGCGAAAGCATCTACGAGAAGATGAAAGACCCAACCACTATGTTTGGTTTTGCTCCACTGCCGTTGATGCTGCCGCAAGGTATCGCTGGTTTACAGGGCTTGTCTCCAGAGCAAGCAGAAGAGCAAGAGCGCAAGGTGCGCGAGCTTGAGCGCACATTCCCTGACGCTATGCCCAGCGAAAGCGCAGGCATATTGGGGGCGCTGAAGGGTGCAGGTGAGGTCGCTTATGAGGGCTTGTCTGACTTGGTTATTGAGCCGTTCATGGGCATGAGCGGTGCTGAAGCTGCATTTGAGATGGGTGCTACGCCAGAAGAGGCCGAAGAAGCTCGAAGAAGAGCCGCTGCGATGGTTGATTTTGAGACCTCATCACCGACAGGAAAGCGTTACAAAGAGGCTGTAAAAAGCGGTTTGGGCGCTCTAGGCGAGTATTTGATGGGTGAAGGCGAGATGGGTCGTACACGATCAGGTATGCCAATCGGCCCCAGCCGCGACCCAGCTCAGTTCTTGTTTCAAGAAGCTTTGGTTCCCGCAGCGGAAGCTGTGACTGAGGGTGCTTTGGGCATCATCGGCTTAGACCCAAGAGACACGGCAGAGATGGAGCGAGTTCGACAAGAGGCTGCTAGGCCGTTCATCGAAGCCATACAGCCTATTTAGCCTGTTTCACAAACTCCGCAGTCACCTTCACTTCGACTTCTTCGTCTTGGTGAAGGGCTTCGAGTATCACATCTTCAATTAGGTCTTCGAGCACATCTAGGTCGACCAGCGTCTTCACGCTGATCTCAGCTATCACCGTCATCTTTCGCATTGATCCCCCGTTCTTTTTTCCACAAGCGGATAATGTAGTCGGCTTCTGGCCCTGCGTCATGCTGAGAGTTAAGCACATGGCGGTAAAGCTTCATGGCTTTTTCGCTATCGGGTTCCAGCATCATGCGAAACGCGGCCATATCGAGTGTTTGGAAATACTTATCCATTGATTCCCTCCAGCTCCGCCAGCCACCAGTCTAGGTCACCGGCCTTGTACTCCTCAAAGGCTTGCTCGACCAGCTCTGGTTGGCCAAGGCGCTCAGCCTCGGCATTGATGGCGGCTCGCTGGGTTGCCCCGCGCTGCCAGACCTTGTGGTCATCGCTGTACTCGAAATACCAGTCGTGGTTGCGTAGCATTTCAATCAGCGTACTCATAGTCGCTTTCACTTGAGTCATGACGTTTTCAACTCGTCGGGACGCACAGCTTCAGCAGTTGCTCGTGCGATCTGCTTCATGGCTTCAAGCTCTAAAGCCTCATAAAGTTCTGGGCTGCGCTCTTTCAAAATTGAAAGCATTTGCTCACTTTTCTTTTTATAAACAATTCGACTCTTGGGCATTTTTTTCAATTGCTTACTAATCAGTGCGACTTTCTTGGCTGCTGTAAGCACTGAACCGAGTTCTTGAGCCGTATAACGCCGTATCCTTTTTAATTTTTTCAAAGTCCTGATGTCGTGATCTGCGCTAGTCGGAACTTTCAAACTGACAAGTGTGATGCTCTTAGCGATATTGTGCTTCCGTCGAAAGTCAGCGATTTGCTTTTCTAGTTCTAATTTCTGAACGATCAGCGCCTCGCGGTTGTAATCCGTTTCAAGTATGTGCCGCCCGTTGTCAACATATCCCCGCCGTGACCCGTGAGTCGAATACTGGGATGTGCGCTTCATAAAATCAGCCGCTTTCGAGTTATTTAGACTATGTGCCATAGCTCATGCCTCCGTTTTTTCATCATCCCTCCTGCCATGTCCGCCAGCTCGTCGGCGTCACCTATCTTGAAATCCATCATTCTTCCGCCCTTCGTCATTTGGTTGAGAGTCCTCGCATTTTGCGACGGTTTTTGCGGATATTTTGTAGCACTTTGAAACTCAAGCCTCCGTCTGGTTTCTCCCACGGCTCCCAATCTTCTTTATATTTCTTTTTGCCAAACGGCACTTGTTCGATTTCGCCACCGCGAGCTATGAACTCTTCTATTGTTTCTTTGTCATCCATCATTCTTCTTTCCCCGTAAAGTCAGCCAGCTTCTGCTCGATGCTAGTCCACCGCGCCTTCAGCTCAGCCTCTTCATCTTTGTCATGGCACTTGTACCAGAAGCAGGTGCCGATCAATCCGTTGACTCGGGGATCGTCTGCGCTGGCACGCATCAAGGTGGTGAGCAGCTCAATCTCCTCGTTAGTGAACTGGACGTATTGTGTTTTCAGCTTGGTCATCACGCCACCTCCTTCGCTGGTTCGATGAACGGATTGACTAAGGTGCGACGAAGTTCACGATAGATTGCCTTGAAGGCATCGCCGTGCGCCTTGCGATAGGTCTTTCTAAGGTAACGAGTGAACGGGCCGTACCGCATCTGGATGTGGTGCGCTACTTCATGGGCGACAACCGCCAACATGACAAGCTCTTTGTTCATAGTCTCGAACTCGCCTATCACGGGGTCTTTTGCAAACGATTTGTATTCGTTCAAAACGTACCAAGGTTGTGATCGTTTCAGACCTACTCGCGTTGGACTCCTCAAATGACGCACATCAATCGAAATGTGTGAGGCGCTACCGTAGCTGCGTTGATCACGATGCTTTGTCTTTACCTGAAGCCGCTTGATAGCTTCGGCATACACGACAGGCTTGCCTTGATACTCGACCTCATATTGCTTCTTGCAGATCTCCCGCAGGCACTGCTTTGCAAACTTCACGACGAGCTTGTGCTCGTCTGGTGTCACGTTTGGGCCGCGCTTTGATTTGATAGTCATTACAGCTCCCTCACATGGCGCATGTCAGCTTGGCTGATACGCACGTTGCCGAGGCTAGGAAACCTAGCGTGAGTCCATTTGGTGCCGACCTTGTAGATCCAGCCGTTATGGACACCAGTGTCGTGGTGATAGCTAACGGGCTTGAAGCCTCGATTGCGTACTTTGCGAACTGTCGCGTTTTTGATTTCGGATTTCATCACGTTCTCCGTTGTTGGTTTCCAACAGCTTACCACGCGCCGTGCCGATATGCAAACACCTGCACAAAAGAATTTATTCAAATAAAGTGTTGTACATCGACACGGATGCCCTTATGATGCAATTTCACTTACAGGAGAAACGTGATGACCGACAGAGAAATGACCGTTGAAGAGCAATTGCTACACTCAGACTGCCACAAGTTTTCTCGCTTGCATGTCCTGACCGCAGCGGAATCTATGATGCTGCCAGCCTTGTTTCGCAAGGGTGCAGCAGCAACCGAAGAGACGCTTGCTGCGTTTTCGCACAAGGCTTTGGAGATCAAGGAGCTTGGCGAGTATGTAGCGAACATGGCTCGCAAGCTTGCTGCCACCGAGGACGGCAAGAAGTTGTACGCAGAGTTTTTGCAGGAGGGCGCAGCATGAGCGCCCAAGCAAAGAAGGTGTATTACAACCGAGTGCGCCGCACTTGCCTGAAGCACAACATCGACATCGTGTACGATGGGATGCCCAAGGCGGTGTATGGCGTAGAGTTGGTCAAAGACGGTCAGGTGATGTTTGCTGACCGTAGTACCGATAATATGCCGCTGGATATCAATTGGCAGCGGCTGCATGAAGAGATGACTGACTATGGCTACAAAGGCGGTGTGAAATGAGCGGCAACCCACTCAAGCAAATCAACAACATCTACGGCTATGTCCGCGTATCCACAGATGAGCAGGTCAAGTCTGGCATCTCGTTAGAGACGCAGAAGCAGCAGATCAGTGAGTTTGTGCGCGAAAAGTACAACCGTGAAGTGACCGAGTTCTTCGCGGACGAGGGCATCTCTGGCACCAATGCGGTGCTAGATCGACCCGCCAGCCGCGACATGACCGACGTGATCGATGAGCATGACGTGGTGATCTGCACCCGGCTTGACCGATTGAGCCGCTCCAGCTCTGACCTTCTTGGCTTGATCCCAGTGCTGCAAGACATCGGGATCACCCTGTACTTCTGTGAGCAGTTTGGCGAGATGCCGATTGTCTACCCAGACGCAGGCAGGTCGAAGGGCTTGGATGCCAAGTTCGATATGAACTCGATGGCTAACCAGATCATGCTGATGGTTTTATCAGCGGTTGCCGAGATCGAACACGCGACCATCAAGGATCGCTTTGCCGCAGGCAAGCTTGACTGGGCCTCTCGCGGCTATGCTATTGGCGGATCTGCGCCATACGGCTTTCGTCATGTTGAGGTGAAGACGGGTAGTAAGACGCGCAAGTATCTCGAAGAGGTGCCTGAAGAACAGGCGGTTCTGAAATCAATCTATCGCCTTCATAAGCGTGGCCTTGGCGCTCGCAAGATTGCCAAGCAGGTAAACAGCTTGCACGACATACCTCCGCTCACGCATTCCAAGGTGCAGCGCATCCTTAGCCGCAAATTTCAGGGTGTCCCTAACGCTGCATAGGCTCTATCATGGTGACTCAATTGGAGGTCACTATGACTGCTTTAGAGGATATTGAAGAGGCCATCGAGACGATGGAGGCTTCGCTTGCGACAGATTTCATGACGAATGCGGTGCGCGATATCATGAGCACGGCGGTTCAGCGTCTGAAAGATGCCAAAGAAAAGTTGACTGACTGATGTCTCAAGAAGGTTGGGGTCGCGGCACATGGGGGCAGGGCGCTTGGGGCACCCCGCTTTCTATTGATGTAACGCCTGATGGACAGCAGGCGACTGCTGCTGTGGGCACCGTCTCCATCGACGGTGAGGCAAATGTACCGCTCACTGGCTTGGCCATCACATCTGGCATTGGCGCGGTCACTGTCATTGCCAAGGCAAACGTCACCCCGACAGGTCAGGCAATCACATCAGGCGTTGGCGCTGTTACGGTTGACGCGGAGGCGAATGTTCCCGTCACCGGCCAAGCAATCACATCGAGCGTTGGCTCTATTGAGGTTGTGGCTCGCGCTATCGTGCAGGTCACGGGTCAGTCGATCACGTCAGGACTCGGTGCGCCGACAGTCGATGCAGAGGCTAATGTTACGCTCACAGGTCAGGGCATTGCATCTGGGCTAGGAACCGTAACAGCCAGAACGGTTAACAATGTTTTTGTTGACGGCCAGCAGATAAACTCGGCCATCGGTGACGTGACCACGGTTGCGGGTGCCATTGTGCAGCTCACAGGCTTGTCAATGGTTGCAAGCGTCGGTGATATTCTGGTATGGGGCGAGATAGACACCAACCAAGACCCGTCCTACAATCCAATCAGCACAACTCAGTCTGCGGGTTATTCGGCTGTCGATACCAGTCAATCCGCAGGGTATGAAGAGATAAAAGCTGGAAGAGATGCCGCTTAAAAAAATGCGAGGAAATTCAATATGGTAGCCTACACTAACGATCTTAGGCTTGCGGAGCTGGCCACCGGCGAAGGCTCAGGAACTTGGGGAAATACCACAAACACCAACCTTGAGTTGATTGCAGAGGCATTTAGTTTTGGCACCGAAGCTATTACGACTAATGCTGATACCCACACTACTACTATTGCCGATGGGTCTACTGATCCCGGCAGGAGCATGTTTCTTAAATACACTGGAACTCTTGATAGCACTTGCACCATCACTATAGGGCCAAACACGGTCAGCAAGTTGTGGTTTATTGAGAACGCAACCAGCGGATCTCAAAGCATCATTATCAAGCAAGGCAGCGGTGCAACGGTCACCATCGCCAACGGTCAAACCAAAGCAATCTACAGCGACGGTGCCGGATCAGGCGCTGCGATGGTCGATGCATTTACTGATCTATCTGTTCCGTCGTTCTTTGTGTCAGGCGACTTGGATGTAGATGGCACCACCAACCTCGACGCTGTAGACGTAGATGGCACTGTAAACTTTGCAGCAGACGTAACTTTTGCAGACGGTGCAGACATCATCACCGCATCCGCAGGCACATCCAACGTCCGTATAGGTGTCAACGCAGGTAACTCAATCACCTCTGGCGGCAACTACAACGTGGTTGTGGGCGATGAAGCGGGCACGGCTTTGACTACGGGTGATGGTAATACAGCTATTGGATTTGAAGCACTTCAAGCAGTCTCAACAGCTTCAAATAATACGGCAGTTGGATTAAATGCATTAAAAGCGAACACTTCCGGCGCTCAAAATACTGCCTTAGGTAGACTTTCTTTAGATGCTTTGACAGAAGGCAGTGCGAATGTTGCATTAGGTAATGCTGCCCTGACTGCTGATACTTTAGGGAGTTTTTCTGTAGCTGTGGGCAACGCAGCCTTGGGCGATCAGAACTTTACTACGGCTACAGATTCTTACAACGTAGCAGTCGGATACAACGCAGGTAGGTCAGTTACCGTGGGAGTAGAGAACACCATAATGGGTGGCCTTGCTGGGGACGCTTTGACTACGGGATTTAGAAATGTCGCTATTGGTAAATCCGCGCTTTCAGCAGACACGACAGGTCGCCTTGCGGTAGCAATCGGTAAAGATGCTCTAGCTGCTCAAAATTTTACTGGTAATACAGAAAACTACAATGTCGCTGTAGGTGCGCTTGCGGGTAAGGCAATCACTACGGGAGCTTTCAACACCATTTTGGGAGGTGCAGCGGCTGATGCTCTTACCACTGGCGGCAGCAATGTAGCGATTGGAACTGATGCGTTAGGTGCAGATACTTTAGGTAGCAGGTCTGTAGCTGTGGGTATGAATTCGCTGCTCAATCAAAACTTTACTACCGCCACTAATGGATACAACGTCGGTGTTGGTTATGGTGCAGGACAGTCAATCACCACGGGGACTCTCAACACGCTCGTTGGAGGGCTTGCTGGTGACGCTTTGACTGATGGCGAGGCGAATGTTGCTATCGGTTATGGAGCTTTAGGAACAGAAGATCAGGCAGACGCAAATGTTGCTGTTGGTGTTAATGCGCTTGCTACGCAAAACGCAGGAACTAGCGAGGCGTATAACACGGGGGTGGGCCATAACGCTGGTCGGCAAGTCACCACGGGAGTCCAGAATACGTTGGTTGGGGGTCTAGCGGGCGATGCCCTTACAGCAGGTAATGGTAATAATGTAGTGCTAGGATATAACGCTTTAGCGGCAGACACATTAGGCAGCTTTGCTGTCGCCATAGGCAGTCAGGCTTTACGAGATCAAAACTTCACTACATCTACAGCTAATTACAACGTGGCAGTAGGCGCTAACGCAGGTCTGTCTATCACTACGGGAGTCCAGAACACTATCGTTGGCACTCTTGCAGGTGATGCTCTTACGGATGCTGACTTTAACGTAGCGGTGGGCTACAACGCTCTAACAGCGGAAACTTTAGGTAGCAGGTCGGTTGCAGTTGGTACGTTTTCTTTAGTCAGTCAAAACTTCACTACGGCGACAAACGCTTATAACGTGGCTGTGGGCTACTCTGCTGGCAATTTAATCACCACGGGGGACAAGAACACCTTAGTCGGCGGTCTATCTGGTGATGCGCTTACAACAGGCACAGACAATGTAGCGATTGGTTATTCTGCTTTATCTACTGAAGACGCGCATGGATTAAACGTAGCCGTAGGCTCGCAGGCTCTTAGAGTTCAAAATGCAGGTGCTAACGCATATAACGTAGGCATTGGCTACAACGCAGGTGGGGCAGTTACCTCGGGGATAGTGAACACCCTTATAGGGGGGTTAGCTGGTGATGCTCTTACCGATGCTGACAATAATGTTGCCGTGGGATATGCCACTTTAGAAAACGATACGCTCGGTTCTCGCAGCACTGCGATTGGAACAGCGGCTTTAAGAAACCAAAATTTTACTACGGCTACGAACGCGAACAACGTCGCGGTAGGTATGAGCGCTGCTAATGGCGCTTCGACTGCTACAGGTTTAACGGTTGTTGGTGATTCTGCGGGGGCAAATATAAGTTCTGGCTCAAACAACACTTTCATAGGGCATTTATCAGCAGCTAACGGAACTGTTACTGGGACTCTAAATACTGCGATAGGTTATGCATCTATTTACTCTTTGAGCAGCGGTAGTAATAACGTCGCCCTTGGTAGGGATTCTGGAAGACCGGGTGCTCCGGGCGGACAGGTTACAACACAAAGTGGTCAGCTTCTGCTCGGCGATGAAAACATAACAAATGCTCATATCCAAGTTTCTCTCACCGTTGCATCTGATGAGCGTGACAAAACAGACTTTGTAGATTTAGACCTTGGTTTAGATTTTGTTAAATCTTTAGAGCCTGTCACT